CGTGGACGGGTCGCCCCAGCGCCGTGGCTTCCACTTTGGTGGCTCATTTGCCATTGGGCTCCCTTTTGCTCCCCCAGTGTTCGTGTATTAGCGTACCGCCCGCCACGCCGCCCGCACTGCGAGCTTCAGCAGTCGATCCTTCTGCGGTGCGGTGAGTTGGTCCCAGCCATCAAGGCCATCCTTGAGACGCTGCGCCAGGTCACGGCGATCGTCGTCGTCAAGCTCAATGGCCCGCTTGGCTCGACCGCGCACCTTGAAGGTGTCGGTCGCCGCATCATGGTAGATTTCGCCCGGCCCACCCAGCGCAGCGAGCTGTGCGTCAGCGGCCTTGATATCGGCAAGCGTCAAGACGGTCTCGCGTGCCTCCTGGCCTTCCCCAGCAACGAGATTGGTCGCGCCGAGTGCGACGAAGGCGCTGGTGTCACTGGTGACAATGAGTTGCATCGTTACTCCTACAGGATGGCGTAAATGTGGGCGTAGCGTGTCGCGCCCGCGCGATTCTCGACATCGATCTGGGTGTTGGACACCCGTTTGATGACCAACCCGGAAAACGTTGTCGCCATGCCGCTCTCGCCAACCATGATCGGGAAGGCCTTCCCATCTTCTGACGTGCTGGCTGAGTTGTAGTAGCCTGCAACGAGGCGCGGTCGCCCGCTGAGTCCATGTGAGAGTGTCGAGGTGGTGGCATTGGCGATAGAAACCTCGCCGCTGCTGTAGTAGCCCACGCCCGTTAGTTTGCCCGCAGCGTCCATTTGCAGTAATAGGTTGAAGGTGGCAATCGGATTTGCGCCCGCAGGGAAGGCATAGAACTGGACGCTGCCATCCTCGTTGATCTGGATCAGTGCACCAGGGCTGCCAGTGTTGAGGCGGTTCCCGACATCGGCGGTGTTGTGCGCCAGCACGGTTTGCGTCGCTGAGCGCCCCCAGGCAGTACCACGATTGCCTGTGCGCACAGCACCAGGCACGATAATCGGCCCACTCCCAGTGCCATCAAGCAGGCCCATCAGGTACGCGGTATTATCACGGACGTAGGTGTTGCCCCACGCCGCGGTGATGATGTCTCCGGTCACGACGGTGGCCGGCGCGCTCCAGGGCATGGCTACAGCATCCCTTCTGCGTGCGTCTCGTTCTCACGCAGCAAATCAGCCACCGTCTCGCCCGGTGTCCAGTTACGGGACTGGGGGTCAAGGCGCTCGACCAGCGCCGCCTCAATGTGGGCGAGGTCTGGGGGCAGCGTGACTGCGCGCCAGAGTCCCCCAACGCGCGCATTCCAGCAGTTACAGCACATGAGGAGCGGTTGCTCACGCCAGACGAACTCTGCGCCGTTGCAGTCAGGGCAATCCACCAGCAGGCGGTTATGGTTGATGCGCGCGGCCACTGGGGGCGCGGTGGCCACCTGATCCAGTGGTGGCACCGTGACCCCCGCCCGTGTCGCCAGCAGCTGGTGCGTCGGGTGGAGGTGGTAGACCGTGGCCAGACTCGCCTGGAAGTGCGCTGCGCCGTCAATGATTGCCATCTTCAGAACCCCCATACCCCAGTTCCCCACAGCGCCGTCCCCCAGACCGCATAGGGAATGGCGGTCGCGGCCTTCTCACAGCCGAACGTGGTGACGACATTGCGGCCAGTCAGGTCAATGTGTTGGCTGATCTGCTCAATAAACATGTCCGCATCGAGTCCGCTTTGATACTCGCGGACATGAATGCGGTCGCCAATCTCGCGCGTGAGGCACTGCACCATGTGCGAATCATCAACCGCCTTAATCGTGATCGTCGCGGTCGGGCGTGGCTCACGATAGGTGGAAGCAATCGCGTTGGCGAAGTCTTGCGCCACATTGGTGCTGATTTCCGGCCACACCGCTTGGGTGTAGGTGCGGGTGCCGTATTTGGCAATGCTGGCCGAACAATCCGCCGTGTTCGTCACACTGACTGTGACCTTCGTCACCAGTTGCGCCCGCAGTTGGATTCCACCGACACCACCCGGTCCCGTCAGTGTCGCCCCACTGGCTCCTGCCGTGATGGTCATGGTGGTGCTGGGGCCAGAGGTCCGACTGAGGGTGATGGCGGTACTCAGGCTGCCACTGCTCACCGTGTAGTCGGTCGGGGCGACTGGGGCGATGGCCCCAGTGAAGATGTCGCTGCCACTCGGCGTGACGGTCAGGGTGAGGCTGGTGTAGGGTGCCAGGGTCAACGTCTGACCGAGCGACCACACTGCCGAGAGCGCCTGCACCGTGCGCAGGTTGACCGGAATGGTCACGCTATTGACCACATCCTTCAGGTGGGCCTCAAAGGTAAACGGCGGGTAATGGTGCAGCGCGGCGCTGACGAGGTCGGAGAACGTCGCCTGGACACTGGTGCAACGCGCGGCCTGGAGCCGATTGTGCCGATGCTCGAAGACAATGACGCCATCGCCACGCTCATAGAGTGCTGCGCCCGGTCCCTCGGTGTTGACCAGGGCTTGCAGGGCGTCGAAGGCATTGGTATTGGCCAGCCACCAGTACAGCAGCGTCGTCTTCCCCGTCTGCAAGCTCCGCTCACTGGCTGGCCAGCCCACTGCATCGAGCAGGTAGCCAATGGCCTGGTCAGTGGTGATGGTGGTGTAGAGCGGTGTGCTGACCGTCTTCCCTGCCAGCCGCGAGAGTGTTCCCAGGCTGGGGATCGTGACCGTGCGCTGGTCAGGGTGCTGGGGCAAGTCATCGAGCAAGCCACCAAAGAGATCGTAGGTCACGGCGAGGTGGGTGGCTTTGTGGCGCGTGCGGCGACCGGGGATCAGATTGCCGACCAGGGGGGAGGAGGCGTACTCGGTCGAGTAGTCGCGGCTGCGATTGTCGAGGTCGTAGCTGGCACTGCCCGCGCGAGCAGGAGCCAGCACGCGCACGGCATCACGCCCGCGCTGGCAGACGAAGCCTGGCGTATCCACGACACGCGCCGAGACATCCTCGCCGGCGTCGAGGTAGTCGGCATCGTTGTTCCAATCCACCAGGAAGGTGAAGGTTGGCAGCGTGGTCAATCCCAGGCTCCTTGTCGCTGAAGAGCGACTTTCGCCTCTTGCACGCGGCGCTTGAAGTCATCGAAGCCATAGATCGGTCCGGTGATGTTGATGGTGGTACCCCCAGTGCCACTACTGGGGGCGCGTGACTCACCCGCGCGTGACAGGTTGCCGCTGGGGATGATCTTTGCCATGTTGATGGTGGCCGCCTCAACGTTTGCCACCTGGTCATTGATGCCCATCGCAAGACCAGCACCAATGTTCTGCCCCATCTCAATCGTGACGCGCGAGGGCGAATGGATGCCGAGTGCGCCTCGGATCGCGTTGGCCGCCTCATCAGCCAGTCGCTTCGCTGCGGCTGCCACTTCGCCCGCACGGCTGGTGATGCCGTTGATGAGGCCCTGGATCAGGTCACTGCCAGCCGAGACCAGCAGCCCGCCGAGGTTGCCCAGCGCGGAGAGCACGCGGTCAGGTAGTGCCCCCACTGCCGTTGCTGCTTCGCCGATCTTGGTGCCGATGGTCGTTACCATTGATGTCCATGCGCTGCTCAATGCCTTACCGAGACCGTCCCACGTTTGCAGCCACGGCGGGAAAAGGCCAGTCAGCCAGTCATTCAACGCTTTACCCAGCCCATCCCACGTTTGCAGCCACGGCGGGAAGAGGCTGGTGAGCCAGTCATTAAATGCTTGCATGAGTAGTGGCAAATTGGCTTGCAGGTAGGGGAGCGCTGTTTCCGTGATCCATGTCCCGAACTGTTTCCCAATGGTCATCAGTGCATTACCCAACGCAGGCAGCGCCGTCCCGGTCAGGTAGTTTCCTAGTGCCAAGAGCCACTGAGGAATGTTGTCCATCAGGTAGGGGACTGCGGTCTCACTGACCCACGTCCCGAACTTCTGACCCATCTCCACCAGGAAGGCGAGCGCAGTGGGAATGGCGGTGCCATACCACCAGCCTACCAGCGCGGCTAGCCACTCTGGGACATTGCTCAGGAGGTAGGGAATCGCCGTCTGTGTCACCCACTCGCCAAACGACTGCGCGAGCGGCAGGAGAAAGCCGATCACTGCTGGGGCAGCCGTACCCGTGATCCAATCGCCCAACGCGCTCAACCACTGGGGGACGTGCGCCTGGAGATAGGGAATCGCCGTGGTGGTAATCCAGTCGGTCAAGGCGGTGGCGAGTTCAATGGCCTTGTCGGTAATGGCTGGCGCGGCGGTCCCACTCAGCCAATCCCAGATCGCCTGTCCGAACGCTTCGAGTTTCGGGATCACCCAGGGAATAGCAGTATCGGTAATCCAGTCCACCAGGTAGCCTGCCCAAATGATCATCTGGGCCACGAGCTGCGGGCCATAGGTGGCAATCGCACCACCGATCGCCGAGAAGAATTGGCCAATGTACGGCGCGGCCAGTGCTGCAAGGTTGCCGAGTTTCCCCAGGATGGTGCTGGTGAAAATCTCCATCCCACCAATGAACTGTGCGAGAGTCGTTTGCCCTGACTGGAACGCTTGAAACGCTCCCACCACTGCGGAGATAGCCCCCCAGATGGCCGCGCCCCACTGTTGGAGGACCGCGATCCCCTGGGTCAGCCAGGCGACAAAGACCGGGCCGTACTGCTGGACGAGCGGGATGAGGCCTGCCACAGCATTGGCGGCGTAGTCAGCCAACGATTTCAACGCGGGGAGGAATGCCTGCCCTAGCGCAATCTGGGCCGTTTCCCACGCGCCTTGCAGGCTGGCCAGCGAGCCACGGAGGGTGTTGTTGCGAATCGCGCCGGTGCCCGCTGCGATGCCCGTCTGCGTGATCTGATCGAGGTACTTTTGGATGCCCGCCGCGCCTTCGCCATAGAGCACGGTGGCAGCAGACAGCGCCTCCTTACCGAAGATCGTGGCGAGTGCATTGGCGCGCTGCTGGTCGGTCAGACCAGCGAGTTTCAGCTTCAACTCTTCAGAGATGCCCGCGAAATCCTTGATTTTCCCCTGACCGTCAAAGAATTGCAGGCCCAAATCCTTGATCGCCCCTGCTGCCTCTTTACTCGGACTGGCGAGGCTCACTAACATTGAGCGCAGTGCTGTCCCTGCCCCAGAGCCTTTGATGCCCTGGTTGCCGAGTTCAGCGATGGTCGCGGTCACGTCCTGGATGCTAATGCCCATGCTGGCCGCGACTGGCCCGATGTACTGCATCGCTGCGCCGATGTCTTCGAGCGAGATAGACGAGGCGTTGGCTGCCCCAGCGAACAGGTCGGCCACCATCGGCATATCGGACGCCACCAGGCCCATACTGGTGCGGAATTGGTTGAAGGCGTCGCCGGCGATCTGCGCGGCGGTGGGAATGTCGGTGCCAGTCGCTGAGGCCAGGAGGAGCACACCACGCGCGGCCCCCGCCGCAATGTCCCCCGCGTTGAATCCCGACGCGGCCAGCTCCTGCATTGCCAGCGCGGCCTCTTTGGCACCGACGCCGCTGAGGGTCGTGTCCTGGCCAAGTTTGAGCGCGGTATCGCTGAGCAGTGCCATCTCCTGACTGGTGGCCCCCAGCAGCGCGCCTACCCCGGCCATGTTCTGCTGGAAGTCAGCGGCGGCGTTGATGCTGATCCCCAGTCCAGCGGCCATCGCCACACCCGCCGTCGCCACGCCAGCAAACGCCAGCCCGGCTACCTGCCCCACACCGCCAACCGACTGGGCGAAGCGCTGCAAATGCCCCTCAGAACGCGGGACACCTTGGGTGACTTCGCTGTCGTCATAACTGACGCGGGCTTCCAAAGCGGTAATACTGACCACGATCAGGGCTCCTGGTGTATGCTGTGCCGCAACAAGTGGGGCACTGGGGAGAGGAGGCGGCCATGTTGCGACTGGTAGGTATTCTGCTGCTGGCACTGGGGCTGACGATGGGACTGGGGGCGTGTGGCGCGACTGCGACGCCGACGGCAACGTTCGCGCACTTCACCAGCGCCGATGTGACCAAGGCGCTGACCCCACTGGGGATCACCAATGTCAAGACCGCCGTGCGCGATCCGCAATCGGTTGCCCCCAATACGGCGCGCGACAATCAGGAGTTCACCATTCCCAGCATTGCGCCGAAGGGTGGCCAGGTCATGACGTTCGCTACCCCGAGCGACCTGGCGGCAATGCAAGCATGGTTCGCACGCTTCCCCGATCTGGCTCCGTATGTCTATGTCAACGGCAACGCCCTGGTGCAACTCAACAGTACGTTGCCCCAGGCAGAAGCGGAAAAGTATCGGGTGGCTGTGGCGGCATTGCGGTAGGTGTCGCATCGCCGATCCTGACGCTAGGTCTGACTGTAGGCCCGTTTGCGCGCTTCCTCGGCTCCGGCGCGGGCATCAAGGAGCACCAGTGCCCGATTGACCCAGTACGGGCCAGCGGGGTGCTGGTAGGCCGCTAGGGGGTCGGTCCCCAGGTATCGGCACCCTTCGATCCATTGGACCCAATCAGGGAGGGGCTCGTCGTCGTAACTGCCTCCCGTCGCAAAGTAGCGCTTAACTGTGCGTCGCTCCGCTTTCCCACCTGCTGATCCTCCTGGATACGTGAGACCAGCAGGTTGAGGTAATCAATGGGCAGACGCGCGATATTCGCCTCAGTCAGCGGCAAGATCTGTCCAGCGCCGTCGGTGATGTCCCACTTTTTCAGCACTTGGGTCAGCAGGCGAATATTGAACCGGGCCTGACTGCGAATGTCGTCATTTGCCAGCAGCGCGTCAACGGTTTCCTGGGTGAATGGGGCATACGCCAACTCGAAGGCATCGCCCTCAAAGTTGAAGCGTAATGTCACCTCACGGTTAAGCATCTTGTCTAAGCTCGGCATGGTGGTATTCCCTCCCTCTCACTCTTCTCGTTGTTGCGTGCCCTGTCGCCGCGTCCCCAATCCCCAGTGCTGGGGACGCGGCTGGGCTGTAGTTGCGTTACAGGGTGGCGAGGCTGTTGATTACCTCAATGCTCATCGCCTTCGTCCAGGTCGCGTTGTGGACCACACTGAACGTCCATTCGATGGCGTACAGCCCATCTTCATCCGCGAACTTGCCAACCTCCTTGACCTGCAAGGCGAGGTCAGCCTTGACCGAGTTGACCGCTGGCCCCGCGCCAATCACGCCGCCCGTCGCCTGGATGCGGGCGAAGAGCGTGGACCCGGCACGTAGGTTGGTCAGCCAGCCCATGCTGGTGGCGTCGGCAACGGCCTTCACCTTGAGGGTGCTGGTGGGCTTGATTTCGGCGTGTCCCGCCCAGGAGGCGTTGGCCGAATTGAGGAACCACACGGGCGACCAGCGGCCATCCACCGTCCACTCGGCCTCGCGCACCTTGAGCAGCTTGGTGGTGCCGAGCCCCCCACTGGTGGTATCGAGGTAGAGGTCAATCTGCCCTGGCGTGATCGGCGTCAGCGCGACGGTAGTGGGCGAGGCGGTCATGGTGATGCCGTCCTGGTACTGCCCACCGAGGATGGTGCCACTCAGTTCCGGCGTAATCGCTCGCCCCCACTTGAGTTTCATGCTGTTGATGAGCCCATAGGTAAACTTGCCAGCGCGGGCGGCGGACCCACTCTCCAGCGTGTAGGTCTTGATCGTGTCGCCGCCGGTGCTGGTGGGCGCGTGCGTCCACTTCTGTCCGGTGGTGCCGGACACCACCGGGGTGGTGTTGGTGATCAGGCCACAGAGGAGGTAGGACAGCGATTCATAGGTGGGATAGCCGCTGTAATCGGCCTCCGTCCACTCGCGGTTGAGTGCGTCGAAGGTGTCGAAGATGAAGCCCTGGGGGGCAATCTGGTCGACCTCCGCCTTGATCGCGGGCTCCAGTTGCAGATTGGGGATCAGCTTGTTCGCGGCGACACCGGTGCCGGGCGTGGATTCCACCCCAAGCTGAAAGACCGTCGAAATCGTCGAGCGCTCTGGCATTGTGGCTAACCCTCCTTATGAACCCTGCTTGCGTGACCTCGCTTACGTACTGGGGTGAATCAGGGCTTCGTAGAGCCCACCAAGTTGCTGGTATTGCACCCCACCATCACGCGGGGTCATGCGCCACGGCGACCGTCTGACCCACTCCTGATAGTGGCCGCTGGCCACGCCATGCGATTGGTGCAGCAACACATCAATGCGGTCATTGATCGCAATCAGTGGCGTCAGGTCTGCGCCCTCCCCCGTGACCTTGACCAGGATCAGCACATGGCAGATGGGCCGTGCCCCACCCTGCATGACCACATCATCGGCCCCACCCTGCCATTGGAAGATCGTGCAAGGGAACACCGCGCCGACTGGGGCCACGACCTCGTAGACGCGCTGGCCTTGTAAGCCCTGGAGCGTGACATCGCTCGTCAGCTTACTGGTGATGTAGGCAAACGCTGCATCAATCTCGGCCATCGTCAGCCTCGCAGCACGTCGCCGAGGCGCGTGGTCAGACGCGGGCGGGCGTGTTCAATCGCGGGTGTCAGCATCGGTTGGGCAGGCATATGGACCGTGCCATATTCGTTGTAGATTGTGTGGTCCACCTCATTGGCCACGGTGCCACTGTGCGGACTTTCCATCGTGACTGCCCAGCCATCGCGCATGGCTCCCGTGTCTACCCGACTGCGCTGCGCGGCCTCGGCGCGAATCTGCTCCAACGTCTCAGCAACGGCAGCACTCCCCTCGCGCTGAAACCGCGCCAGGAACTGGCCCCACTGATTCGAGGTAATCCGCACCGAGAGTCGCATTACTCTGCCTTGCTCGACCCCACTGGGGGCGCACTCGGCTTGGTGGTCGCTGAGGGTGCTGGGGAAGCAGCTGGGGGCGTGTACTCGTCCCCACCCTCATAACTGACCACGACGAAGCCCGCAGTCTCATAGATGGCGTGAAAATCAGCAGGCAGGACGCCATAGCTGCGTCCGTCCGGGTGTGCGATGATCAGGTAGCGGTCAGCCATTAGCCACGCTCCTCGCAAATCAGCGTCGTCAGGACACCCCACACGCCGCCCTTGAAGACACCACCGATCTCCAGCGTGCGCCCAGCGATCACCAAGTCGTCTTTGGGCGTCGCCACACTGGTGTAGGGCAGCAGCACCACAATGGGAGTCTGATAGCCCAGCCGGTCAGCGATGGCGCGCTCACTCGGGCGGATAGTGCCGCGCTTGAGCAGGCCCATCCCGGTTTCCACCGTGCTCACGGTCTCCGTCTGCCCCCCCAGCCCATTCGCCACCGTGGCTGTGCGGCGCAGCGTGTAGGCGTCAGGGAGCGCCAGGCCATTGGCCAGCGTCCGCAGTTGCGCGATCAGGGCTGGGGAAACCGCACTCATACTGGTGTCCAGGGGGTCAGGAGGCTCCCCACGTTGGTCAGGTCGCCGCCTTGAATGTAGGTTGACGCACCGCCTGGTGCGCCCGTAATCGCCCGCAGTCGGGCAGCGAGTTGCTCCCAGGCCGGAATACGGTCCTTCCAACTGACCTTGATCGCGCCATCCACGTCCACGACATCGGGGAGCTGGGCATAGCGGAGGATCAGGCTGTCAGCCATTTGGATGGCGGCGAGTTGCTCGTCCGCCGCGTTCAAGGCCAGCACCGCCACATAGGTCTCATCCTGCGCGGCGGGCTGGGTGACGTCGGTGTCCCCCAACGCGAAACGCAGGCGATCCTTGGCGGTCGAGAGGCTGGCATCGAACGTGGCGGTCATGTGTCCTCGCTGCTGTCCGGGCGGGTGCGCCCCGCTCCTACTCGCCGGTCTTGTCGTCGGGCTGGCCGGTCGGCTCGGATGGTGCCGCCGTCGCCGGGACATCCTCGACGACGACGACCGCCTCAAGGTCCACGAGGCGCTGCCACTCAGCGTCGGTCAGCCCGAGTTCCGCCTGGCTAATCGGATCGCCCTTGTACTTCTGCCCGACGGCCTCATGGTTAACCATGAACCGCTGAACAGCCTTGGTGGCCTTTGGCTTCTGCGTCATTGTCCACGCTCCTCACACTGGGGCTTCAGGTTGTTCGGGTGTGCGCGGCGGTGGCAGCCACCGCCGCGCCTGTACACAACTGGCTGGCGCGGCTTAGAGGTTGAGCCGGACGACCGCGCCGGGGAAGTAGATCACCGGGCCGCCATTGTGGCCGTCGTGGACGCGCACGTTCTTCGGCGGGTCAGTGCCCAGCACGACCTCGGTGTAAGGGCCGGGGGCCGCGCCGGGATTGTTGGCGTTGCGGGTCATCCGGTACTCGCCGATCTTCGAGCCGCTATCCCTGGCCCCCACCAGCACGCCCTTGGCGTTGGCGAGGAACAATTGCCAGGTGCTTGACTCGTCCTCGTAGCCGCCCTCGTAGACCTGGATCGCAGGGAGGCCGTTGGCGTTGAGGATGCCGTTCACGTCGGCGAGCGAGTTGAGCTTGGAGCCGTTGTAGGCCAAGCGCCCACCGAGGTCAGCCGCATTGGTATTGGCGAGCATGTTGTTAACCGTGGTCAGGTTGAGGTAGACCGTCGCCGATGGCCCGAACGACACGCCCTTGCCGCGCGCCAGCAATTGCACCGCGCGCAGGTCGGCGATCGGCGTCGCGGTCGCCACGGTGGCCCAGGGGACGGAGGCGGTGAAAGTCTGCACCGGGTAGGTGTCGGTGTGGATCGTCACGCCCTGCGCGGTCGCCACGCTGAAGGTGCCGGTGCTCAGCAGCGTCCAGAGGATGTACTTGAGACGGCTGAAGCGCCGCTGCAACAGCTGCTCCTGCTTCTCCGCCACCAAATCGGTCAGGTCGATGACCTCCCCGAACGTCCCCCAGCGGCGGCGTGCGGTGATCTCGAGTTCGCGGATGTCCATGAACTCGCCGTAGACCCCCGGCTCGTAGGCGTAGCGTTTGCCGCCGATGGCCGAGACACGCCCCGGCTCGCCGTTCATGCCGCGCACGCCCTGTAAGCCCTGGTAGTTGTCTTTCTGCTCCCATTCGAGCAAGTGATTGTCCACGTTGACGATGGGGAAGTGGGTGAAGATGGGGTCGGCCAGCGCCATCTGCGGCACCAGGACCTGCTCGATCTGCTGCAAGTCGGCGGCGCGCGGGAAGGTATATGTTGCCACGCAGGTCTCCTTTCAGGCCGCAGATGGCGGCGGTGAGGCCCCAGCGCACGCTGGGGGTGAACTACGAACCGAACGCGAGAATGCCGTCAGCCAGAACACCCGTGATGTACCGGCCCTGGAGCACCGCCACGGCGTTGGCATCAAGGCCAGTCAGGTCGGTCGTCTTGAAGATCCCCGACACGTAGAGCGGCGCGGCCTTCTGCGTGACGCCAAACTCATTGGCGATGGTGATGTTGCTGCTGGCATCGGTCGTGCAGGCGTATTGGAGGACGCCCTTCGGGATCTGCGTCCCGTCCACGTTGCCCGAGGCATACGGCTTGAAGAGCCCCGGTGTCGCCGTGGTCTCGCCCATCACCGTGCCACGCGCGAGGGTGAGCGAAGGGCCAATGTTGATGTTGATCAGGCTCGCCTCTTCGGCGTCGAGGATCGGGTCGAGGCGGTTGGCGCTGATTGCGTAGGTATCCTGTGCGGCTGCTGGCATGGGTGCATCCTCCTGGTTGTTGGTGGCCGGTGCCGTCCCGGCGGCCTCATGTGCGCTCTCCCCACGAGGGGACTGGTGGACGGGAATGGGGCGCTAGGCCTGCGCGCGCTGGGCGCGTCGTGCCGCCAGAGCCGCGCGCCCGCTCTCGGTCAGCGACAGCAAGCGCTCCTCGGCCTCCGCCGTGAGTGGCCCCTGGTCAGCCGCGCCAAACTGCGTGGTTTCCTGGTTCGTCACCAGCGTGAGCCCCGACTTGCCCACCGGCACCAGCTCACCCAGCAGGGCGCTGGTGGGCCGCGCCTCCTGCCAGGCGGTCAGTGTCGCGACGCGGGTCGTGCTCGTGCCGTCGGCAGCCACAATCGCCCCGTGCGTGGCATCGTCGGCGGCGGCCTGGCAGTAGAGGTGGGCCAGATGGTCTTGCTCAACGGGCAGTGCCCGCCCGGCAATGACCGCGCGCTCGGCAAACGCCGTGGCCTCGGCTTCCAGCCGATCCACCACTGCCCGCGCCTCGGCAGCCCGCAACCGCTCCACCTCGGCCCGCAACCGCTCGACCTCGGCGCTGGTCGCCGGGTCGGGGACGGCGGTCAGCGTGGTCAGCGTGACCGGATCGGGACCACTCGCGGCCAGGAGGGCGGGCGTGAACGCCGCCTCGGCATCCATCTGCTCCCCCATCAGGCCAAAAACCTTTGCCCAGAAACCCTGCTTGCCCTGCTCTGCCATGTGTCCCCCTGTCATGTTGCGGCGCGGGTTGCGCGCCTCCTGTTGAAGCCCGGCGATCACGCCCTCGAAACTGCCCAGGCGGTCAACCAGCCCCGCGTCCACCGCCGCTTGCCCCACCAGCACATCGCCCTGCCCGAAGTCGGCCAGCACGGTCTCGGCACTCACGCCGCGATTGCGCGCCACCGCCGCGACAAAAACCGCCGCAACCGCGTCCACCATGCCCTGTATCTTGGCCTTCCCCGCCTCGGTAGCCGGGTTGGGGCGCTTGTGTGGCGACTGGGAGGAGACGAACTCAATGGCTTTGGCAGGCTTGGCCGTGGGATCAGGCACCGCCATCACCACGCCGATACTGCCCACCAGGGCCGCGCTATCACACACCACCTCGCTGGCGGCAGAGGCGATCCAGTAGGCCGCGCTCGCCCCCAGCCCACCGATGTAGGCACAGATGGGCTTGCGCTGGCGCGCGGCGTAGACCATGTCGGCAAACTCGGCGACGCCATTGACCTCGCCACCAGGACTATCCACGGCCAGCACGATGCTGGTGATCAGTGGGTCAGTTAGGGCTTGGTTGAGATCCGTGGCCAATTGCGCGATGGTCACGCCGCCACTGACCTCGGTAAACATGTCGGCATAACGGAAGATTGGGCCATCAATAGGAATGACCGCGACACCATCGCGGACGCTGATCGCATGGCTGTTATCCAGCGGGCGACCAAGCTGAGCCGCGACCGCCTCGGGGCTCAGGTTCTCCCGGTCAGCAATGCCGAGCATGGTCGTCAGCATCGTTGGCTGCATCAGCCAGGGCTGCGCCAGGAGCGCGGTACGAATGCGGACAGCGGGGCGGTCGCTCATCGTGCCTTAGCCTTTCGTCGCTTGCGCCAGTTTGGCCCGTAGCGCTTCGGCAATCTCCGTGCGGGTCATCCCGGTCAAGTTGAGATCGGACAGGTCGGCAACCTTGAACCCTTGCGAGTTCAGCCAGGCCAGCGCGGTCGCCCGTTGCCCCGCCGTGAGTTTCGTCAAGGCGGTGTCCGCGCTGACCGTCTCTACGCCGTTGGCATCGGTTGTCACGGCCCAACTGCGAATCACGATGCAGCGCGGGTCAGCGGCCACCGTCGCCAGCGCGGCGGCATCCGCCAGTGTCGCCTCAACAATGGAGGCGTTGAGGCGCGGCGGGATTTCGCGCCCGTCTGTATTGGTCACGTCCTGCCAACTGAGAAGCGGTAAGCCGTCAAGGTTGGGGCGATAGGCGTCATCGGCGCGACCTGTGCCCGTCCAGCCGACCGCGAGTCGTGCAAGCACTGTCATGGCTACACCCCACTCGGCAAGCTAATCGTGCGCGGCCAGACAATGAAATCATCAACCGTCACGCCTACGGTAGACTCAAAGCGGATACCGTGCTTGGTTGCGGTCTGGTTGAACGTGGCGCTGGCGTAACTGCCGTAGGCCACGTTATTGACGTAGGCACTGATGGTCGTGCCCGACGCGACGACCACGACACGATAGGTTGTGCCGTCCGCGGGTGTAAAGGCAGTGGTAGCACGAGCAATATAACTCGCAGCGTTGTATTCGTAGATGATAACATTTGTTGCTGTCAGGTCTACCAACCAGCAATTGCTGGCGTCACTCGCGCGTAGAACGACGCACGGCTGAGAGCCAGTCTTCCAGACGATGGTCGCCTCAACCAGCACGTCTGCTTGTCCCGCGTCTACCACCGCCGCACTGCTGAGTCCGCCGCCAATGGCGTTGACGATGACCTTGTTGCTGCTGATTTTCTGCGTGCCCACCAGCGCGGTCCACGCTGGCCCCACCTCCGGGGTGATGGCGGTCAGTGCGGTGTTATCCGCCGCCGTAAACGTACTTTGCGCCAGAGCGATGCCGTAGTCGCTAGCCCATGCGCCGCCGAGGTCGGCCACGCGGAGGTTGGCGTCCGAAAACGATCCGGCGAACGTTTGCAAGATCGGATAGAGCGTTGCGGTTGTCCCTGCATTGCCAACCCACAACAGCGTATATGGACCAGACGTAGTGAGGCGATACAACAGCCACAGCCCCGTGCCGCGCAAAATCACGGCATAGTCAATGCTCGTGTTTTGACTCCGTGCGGCAGCCAGCAGATCGCCTGTAGACCCGCCATTCACGATGGCGCGATTATTGTTGGTGCCTGACCAGTAGATCGCTTCCAGGATATTGCCGCCGCTATCGCCCCACCCCGCATAGCCAGTCAGACTCGCGGCCAGGTCGCTGCGTGCCCACAACATTGCGCGTCCGGCGATCCGTGCGAGGCCAGTACCCGACTGCACACGCGGATCGCCATTGGCTGGTGCGGCCTGCGGTGTCAGCAGGAACCGGCCACCGCTCACGCTGGCCTTGTTGCCCGTATCCGTGACCGTCAGCGCCCCCACCGCGCCCGCCTCGGTGTACGAGGCAGGCAACGGCGCGGACTGGTTGGGCGTGGACGCCTTGAAAAACCGTCCGAGCAAATAACGAATTGGGGGACGGCTAATGCCGCGCACGCCCAGCCCCGGTACCCTTGCCCGCGCCCCCAGTTGCTGCAACGTCAGCGGCATTAGAACACACCTACCTGCACGACCACACTCGCCGTGGCGCTCCGCAGTTGCAGCGTGCGCGATGCACCTGCCGCGATCAGCCGCGTCTCCCACTGGTCGGCTTTGGCAACTGCGCCGACCGCAAAGAGGTTCGCCGCGATAGTGGTGGCGCTGCTGGTGGCTTCGGCGGCTGGGGCTTCCCCAACGGCGAACCGAATCTCATAGGTCGCCGGACAGAGACGGAATCCCTGTGCGCTGTCTGGCAGGGTGATTATGGTCACAGTGCCAGGGGTGCCCGAGAGCGTGACGACGATGCTCAACAGTGTGCCTGTTGCCGCATCGGGATTAAGCTTCGTGGGCAGGGGGAACTCTTCGCCCGTATTCACCACCTGTTTTGCAGCGTTGTAATGCCCCATGTTCATGTATTTGACTCCTGCACGCTGGTGGTGTCCTGCGCCTGCTGGTCGGTGCCCGCTGGGGCGACTGGGGGCACTGGGGACGGTGCAGCCTCGCGCTCCTGGTCGCGCAGCATTTCGTCAGCCGTGCGCTGGGGGAGACCGAGTAACAGGTCAATGGCGGGTTTCTGGCTGGGGGCGAGATAGGTCGCCCGCTCCAGGTTGGCCACGGCGTTCATCATCGCCGTCAAGTCGGGAGACTCGGTCGTCCCCAACGTGATACTGGGGAGACAACACAACGCCGCCTCGCCCCAGTTGGCAAGCACCCAGGGCCGGAGCACGTCTCTGGTGAGCATCCGCACGACCGAGCGCTTGGCCTGCCGGACAATGGTATTGAGCGTATCCTGGTGGACCTCAGCAGCGGCGCGCGACTGGTGTTGCCCCTCCGACGTGGCGAGCGTTTGTCCCAGCACCGCCAGCGTGATGTCCCGGTTACAGTCAGCGATGGCATTGCGGAAAGCCGCCCCATCCCCAGTGCTGAAGAGTTCCTTGACGAGCGTGCCATACGGCGCAGCCATCGCGCTGCCGTTGCGTAGGGAAAGGAGGATATTCAGCAGATTGACCTGGGGATCTATCGTCGCGCCGGTCGGCTTGCCCGTGGTGGCGTCAATGACCGCCGTGCGTGTTGCATTTGACGGGGTCGTGCCGATGAGGAGTGGTGAGGCGAACTGGACCAAATATTTCAGGAACTCCTGCATCGTCTGACCCTTGAGGTTCCAGGCGGTGTAGGCCGGACGGAGGACGCTCGTCCCCAGCGGGTTGCCGTCCTTCGGGCGAAAGCTGAGGACGGCGAACTTGCCCCTGGGGAGCAGATTGGGCATGGAGGCGGGGTCAATCAGTTGCCCCGCTGCGAGGGGGTACGGCTCACCAGGCACGCGCGCCAAGAAGCCATGCAACCGCAGATAGGCATCGAGGACAAAGGCGAGCGAGTGGCGGGGCTTGACGCGCAACGCGTGGAGCATCAGGCGCTGCTTGCCTGCCACCGGGCGCACTGCGTACACCAGTTCAGCCACCCGATTACCCAGCGCAATAGCGCCGAGCATGTCCCAGAGCACGTCATCAAGTGGCGTGTCCAGGTCAGTCAGCATCTGATTGGCGAGGTCCGCAATCTCTGCGGCGAGCGTGGCGTGGGGGTCGGCCTGGTCAGTGGTACTGGGGGCGACGATGACGCCGTCTTCGATAATGGCCGCGCGCAGCACATTGACCGTGCTGGCCACGACGCTATCACAGAGCATCCGGTCATAGAGATCGTCGCCATAGTCCTGCGTGAGGTCATCAATGGACCACGGCCACGCCTTCGTGGCGTTGGCATACCACATGGCGCTGGTCGAGGCGTCCCCAGCGACATAGTCGCGCGTCAGGTCAGCCGTGACCGGGATGAGGCGCGGCGCAGTGGGCAAGCCCCCTGGCTGCGTGATCTGCTCGGTGATCGTCGTCGTCGCCGCGCTCACAAGGCCCCACCAACGCAAAAAGCCCCCAGCCCGGTCGAGGTCCGACCATTGGGCAGAGGGGTTACATGAACCCATCACTATCGCATTGGTGACAGTTTAGGACTAAACCGTGGGGCTGTCAAGCGGCACACAAAGAAGCCTCCTGGCAAACAACCAGGAGGCTATGGTATCCTAGCAATAGAACGCTATGCCGTTCCTGTGTGTCCAGCACAAGCGCGGCGGGCTGATGTGTCGATGGCGGCGGGTTTGTGAAGTGGTCTCCTCACCCCGCCGCCGTTGCTTTTAACTTGCCGTCAGGGCCTCGCGATCAGGCTCCCTCAGGCGATCCAGCGGCGGCGCAGGGCGCTCGGCGGCATCGGCGGCGGCCGCCCGAACCAACACACGCAAGACATCGCCCTCGGTGCGCTGCGTGACGGTGGCGAGCGCGCGCAGCCGCCGACGATCCTCAGGGGTAAATCGCACCTGGAAACGCTCCGAGCACACCATTGTGGTACTCCTCGTTGGGAAGGCGCTTAGGATGCCGATTGGTGGGTTGCTGACATTGACGGAAGCCGCAGAGGAGTTGGGCGTGGACAGTAGCTCACTGCGCCACGCTATCGCCTCCGGGCGCTTGGCCGTCGAGGGCAAGGCGGGCAAGACCTATTTGATCCGGCCTGAGGAGGTCGAGCGGTACGGGCGTGAGCGCCGCAACTCGGGCGGGCGGTATCCGCGCAAGCGCGCCGACGCTACTGGGGCTGTGCAAGCCGATTCGTAGCCCCCGCCCCCTCCTGCCGTCCCCCCAGATACACATCCTGGCTCTTCCGGCACGCGCGACACCGCACATCGCGGATCACGCCGCGCTCAATCGTTGAGCGAAACAGGAACGCCCGGCACGTCACGCAGTAGTAGGCGCGCTCGGTGGTAGCCGCTGGGGGGCTGGTGGCCGTCTCTGGTACCGCGTTGGCGTTCATCGCACCTCCAGTCTGGGGCGTTCCCCGCCCACCGCATAGGTCGGTGGCCCGCCGATCTCCCCGAACAAGAGCGACCAGCACCCCAGCGCCACTGCCAGCACCAGGTCATCATGCGTCCCCTCACGCCACGCGCCATAGGTCTCATTGGCACTGGTGGTGATCTTGACCTGGAAGTTGAGCAGTTCTGTCGAGAGGGTCGCCGCGTCGGGCAGCGCCTTCGCAATCTGTAACCGCTGTGTCTGTAAGAGCAGTTGCGCCGCACTAACCAGCTGGCGCTTGGGGACATGCCATTCGTTGCGCTCGTGGTCGAACGTCGCCTGGTTGCCACTGGTGATCGTCACGGCATAGAGCGCGCAGGGTAGCGGCTCAGCGCGGATCATCTCCACCACCGGGCGGCCCACGCCAGTCTGGTCCACCACCAGCGCCCCAGTGGACAGCCCCAATGCACCCGCCGTGCGCCAGGCGAGCGCGGCGGCGTGCTTGGCAATGGTCTGGTAAGGCGTCCCCAGTTCCCAGCGCTGCAACCAGGGTACTTCCTGGCGTGCATCGCTGACATCGCCGCGCTCACCCGGCTTCTCGGTCAGCACCGCCGCCGCTGAGTAGTCCGTTGTCTGGCCCAGGTCCAGCCCCAGCACCCACCTATTCATTAGGCCACCTCTCCCAATGCAAACAATGGCTGCACCTCGTCGGTAATGGCTCGCGCCACGTCGTCATGGCGGAAGACCGCCCGTTGAATGTCGAGGAACGCGCACTGATACTCCTGGTCATACAGCGCGCCCAGCTTGCGCCGCTCGGCAGCCAGGAACTCCGGCGGGATGCGCGGGCACTGGTCAGCCGTGACCCGAATCCGCTCCCAGTCCGCGCCCCCGTTTTCCCACTGGTCATAGAGGAAGCCACGCTTGCCAAATGGCGTGGAGAGGAGGATGAGCCGCCCGCCCGACACGGCCAGCATCGGCGAGACCGCTGTGTACAAGTCATCAGCAACAAACGCAGCCTCATCCACGATCACCAGGCGCACCGCTGAGAAGCCGCGCACGGTCCCGCTCTTTCCGGGGAGACTGTGAATCTCGCTGCCGTTGGAGAGGCGCACACTGAGCGCGTTGTCCGTCTCCATCTCCACGGCCGAGCTGCCCAGCCGTTTGAGTGTCCACTTGATTTTGGCGAAGAGCAGCGAGGACTGGCGCAGGCTGGGGGAGAGGATCAGGACGGGCTCACCAGGGCAGTAGATTGCGGTGTGGCTGGCCAGGACCGCCGTGGTGGTCGATTTCCCCACCTGCCGACTGGTGAGCACCAGCTGCTGCCGCGCATCGGAGCGCAGCAGACGGCGCTGCCAGGGGTCGGGGGCAATGCCGACGCGCGTACTGAGCTTGGCCGGGTCAAAGGCGCAGGCGAGGTCTGCCGCAACTGAGACGCCGGCGCGTGCTTCGCTGCGCCGCCTGGCTGTCCAGGGCAGCACTGGGGGCCGATAGCGTGCCGCCAGCAGCGTCAGCGGTGGGCGGGCAACGACCTCAGCAGCGACCATCAGCTAGCCCACTTTCTCAATCGCTTCAGCCAGTGCATAGCGTGCTTCGGGATACGCGGCGAGCGCAGCCAGCATCCTGGTGCGCAGCGCTGTCCACTCTGGCGAGACCAAAAAGGTCGTGGTCCCTGGTGTCTGCAACTTCCCGACGATCTCCCCGAGCAGGCGTAGGTGGCTCTCCAGGGTCTTGCTCGTGTCGAGGATCAGCTTGCGTGGATCGGCGCTTTTGTGCTCCACCAGGACGACCGTGCGGGTATCAGTGCCGACCTGGTCGAGGAGGTCAGCCAGCCGCGCCTTGCGCCGCAGGATGGTGGTGCGCCCACGCTCCTCCTGGCGCTCCTCGTAGTGGACCATGACCTCATGGGCGCGCGGGGAAAGGTCGTAGCGTGTTGGATCGTCGGGATCGGTCAGCCAGCGGTCACAGGCGGCGAAGAGTTTGTTGAGGTGATCCATCCAGCCGCGCAGCTCGTCGGCGAGGTCAAGGCCATGCTGCCGCCGCTCGTCCTGCCAGGCGGCGACAATGTCGGCCAGCAGGTGATCGGCCTTGTGGCGCATGATGGCGGAGCGCGTCAGTCCGTACCGTCCCGCTAAGTCCCGATACGGGTCGCGGTCAGCCACCAGCGCCCGGTCAATCACCGCGCGCTCGGGGTGGGCACAGACGGTGCAGGTGCGACTCACTGGGGGGCGTCCGGGGCACTAGTGGCGAGCGCCTGCACCCTGGCCAGCAGTGCCGCGCCCCGTCGCTGTAACTCGGCGACCTCGCCCCGATCCTCCTCGCTGCCGTGGTCAGCTAGGAAGGTGGCGACGACGGCCAGCGAGCGCCCAACGCGCTCTAGCTCCCGCGCTGCTTGCTCCATCTCCCCTTTGCGCCACCGAGCGTGCCATCCTGGGTCGTGCATAATCTCAGCCCTCCTCTTCGATAAGCAACAATGCGATCAACGCCTCGCGCTTGTTGTCCTCCTCGCGGCGCAGTTGCTCGCGTTGTGCCGGTGTCAATGCTGCTAGACTCATAGCCTATACCTCCTCTGCGGTCAGGGTCAGCGTCATCGTTGCGCCAGTCCGCGTTGTCGCTTCCTCGAAGACGATAGTGCGCCACCGCGCCTGCTTGTCGTTCGCCATCGCCCCGCCGTCGGTGATGCCATCGATCAGGGCCTTGCAGGAGGCGATGAAGTTGTCGTCGTCGGGGAAGACGTTCCCCGGATACCGCACCACCGCGCTGATCAGCACCCTGCCGCTGGGGAAGACCGGGCGCGGGGTATCCGGGCCGATGGCGTTGTACGCCACCAGCCCGGCGTCGCGACGCAGTTGCCGCTTGAGTCGCGCCGCCGTCCACCGCTCCGCCTTCTTGTTCGGGTTGAGACGGCGATCAGGCACGGGCAGGTCGGGAATGACTAGGGAGCTAATGGTGATGATCATGGCTGCACCCGCACGAATGAAACCACCCAAACAAATGGGTTCATGTCCCACCCATAGCCGCGCTTGGCGTTGAGGCTGTCCCACAGTTCGCGGTACGCCGCGACCGACGCCACGCCCTCCGCGCGGGCATCGGCCTCGGTGATGTCCTGGAGGAGTTCCACGCGCACCTCGGTGATGATCAGTGTGAGGCGCGAAGCCCAGCGGGGCATGTGGATGGAGGGCTTCCACACGCCGCTGCCGCCCCGGTCCCAGCCCGCCCGATAGATGGCCGCCTCGTAGGGATCGGTCGGGCAAACGGTCTGCTGCACGCCCTCGCTGGCACGGTAGGCGCTGGTGGGCACGATGCGGAAGCTCTCGCGCACCCACAGCCGATCGCCAGGAGTGCCATAGGGGCAGCGACGCTCGCCCCCAGACTCGCCCTCCCCGTTCCGCAACCTGCCGTCGCTGGTGTAGGCAATCCAGAGGCCGGGAGAGCACGAGTGCTCTTTGGGCTCGGTGTTCGCGCGTGGCCACTGCGGCCTCAGTACCCGCCGCGTCTGCGTCTTACTGTCGTCGAGGCAGGCCAGCACCATCGCCGCGCTCATCAGGATAGGCCGCTCTTTGACGGCACTGCTCGCCGTTGCATCGGCATGGCGCTCGCTGGCGGTGGTCAGGGTGTTCTGCAGGGTGATCGTCATGATGGCTACTCACCCCCATAGGCGCGACCACTCGCCGCCTGGGGGTCGCGGAACCGCGCCCAGTTTGCTTGGAGGCACCGCGCCCAACTCAGCAGATTCGGCTGGCCGGGATAGGTGCCAGCAGCCTGCCAGCGCGCCAGGTATTCGTGCCACTCGCCCGACAGCCACATCAGCGCTACATAGAGCCAGAAGGGGTAGAGCGCGGTCGCCAGCTTGTCGGCGCGCATCAGTGGCGACTCAGGCAAACCCCATTCGCGGGCGAAGGTCCGCGAGTGCGCGGCGGTGAAGCGCCACCACTCCCCAAGCCAGACGACATGCACCGTGCGATCAAACCAGCGCCCCATGAGATTCGCCCCGCTTAGGGGATGCGCGGTCCCCTCGGGGCCATCCATGTTCGGAAGTCCCCAATAGCCCCAGTCATGCACCACGAAGGCGCACCAGATACGCGGATCACGCGGCCACGCCCCGTAGAGCCTGCGCCACGCCAGCGCGACGAAGATCGGATGGAGGAGGAATTGGTGCCCCCCCCAGAGTAGTGATCGTGTGCCGATTGGTAGTCGCATCGTGTCGCTCCTTCGATCACTCAGAACAGACTCAGTTGTCCGACGCTCGCCTCAGCCCGCCAGGTCGCCGCTGCCACCTCGGCCCAGGTCAGCGTCCCCAGCGGCGTCGCAGTGCCAGTGACCCAGCCAGAGGCGTCGGCGTACCACTCCACGCCCTCGGCGGTCCAGGCGACGGTCAGCGCGCCCGGCGCGGTGTAGCCGAGCCAACCGCCCGGCCCGCGCCCGTGCTGCAGCACCGCCTCCCAGGCAGCGAGGGTGCTGGGTTGGGGCAGGGGGTTCCCACTGCGGTCCCGCGTGGTCAGGTCCAGCGCGTAGCGGCGCTGCTCGTCC